TTTAGCTACACCTAGTTTATATGGAGCAAAGCTATCCGCACTAATAAGGATTTCTTCTTTCCTAATGGCTATTTTGTACTCATCTATACGGGTAGGCATAATTACCTCAGAGTGAAAGCATCTTTCCAATATCAGCTTTCACTGGATTAACCTTACTTTGATTAGCAGCACCTCTTTCTCCTCTGCCAGTTCCAGGAGCAAAAACTCCCTTTTTCTTCTGAGAAGGCTGCTGTTGCTGTCCTTTAGGCTTAAGCTTCAATCTCTTTCTTACCTCAGGAGCTAATCCCCTTAAAACATCATAAGGATTCTTTTCAGGATTAGCCTTGAGCATCTCAGTATAAATCTTTGAAACAGATGCCTTATGTGGAACAAGGTCATCATTAGCACGATAGAATTCATTAGCAGCAGCCTGCTGCTGAACCTCAACTCTAGCTACCCTCACAACCATGTTTGGAATCAGTCTTAAGGTAGCCTCAATGGCTTTGTTATACCCATGGTCAGCTGCTTTTTGTAGAACCTTATTGAACTCATCCTTATCAGATATAACAGCGTCGAAGTCTATGTCTTTCCCAACAAAGTCTATAGTAGGAAGAGCCTCAGGCTTTTCCTCTTCTTGTTCTTGCTCCTCTTCTTGCTTCCCACTGGTGAGATTATCAATTTTAGCCATTAGAGTCTGAAGCTGTGCCTGCAGATCTTTTACTGTAACCTCTGCCTCTTCAGCTTCCTTACCGTCAGTCGATGTTCCTCCTTCTGGAGTCTCTCCACCTTCATACTCTTCAGCCTCCTGCTTCTCGCTTCCTTCATCTTTGCCTTCATCTTGCCTAAGCTCCTCCTCAGTTCCTTCCTTACCTTGAACATTTTCATCACCTTCATTCGGCTCAGGCTCAGTTTCAACCTGTGGAGTACCTAACATAGCTGCCAGGTCATTCTGCTGAGTCTTGTCCATCGTTGTCTCTGCCATCACGAAGCTCCTCTAGTTTAGATTTTAAAGCTGCTGGAAGATTTAACAAGCATCTTATCATATGAGACTCTGCCTGTGCATATGCTATGTCCTCACGCTCAAAGCCTTTTCCCATTTCCTCAAGTTCATCTCTACGCTCAACCAACCAAGATATAAGAGTCTCATTAATATCCCTCCATACACGATTACTCTCAAACTCGCTAATATCTTGGATAGTACAATTTATCTTACTAAAATCTGTACCTTCAAGCTCCGCCTTGAGCAGCTGCTGACAAACCTGGCAGTCCATTCGTGCCTCCTATAGGAACAATATTACCAGCCTGAGCTTGCTGACGAACAGCCTCATCTGCTATTACCTTAGCACCCTGTTTTACAAATCTACTAAGGTCTTTAGCCCCAGCAAGTCTAGCCCAATGCTGAAAGATTCTAACCACATCAAAGTATTGGGCAAGTAATGGATTCTGCCCTATAGTCTGAAGCATCATCTGCCAGGCATTAGGGTCTCCTGCACTTGGTAAAGAACCATCATGCATTCTTAAGTCATAGCTAACAGCTATATCAAGAGGGCTAACTAGTACATGAGTCCGGTCTCCAAATTCTGCTCTTAGCTCCTGCTCATATTCCCCAGCTATGGCTACATACTGTTCTTGAGTCATAAACTGCTGAGTATGAGAAGCTATCATCATACCTAAGGGATTAATAGCCTGAAGAGCAGCAACTCTAGCTGTTCTTTCAAGCCTAGTCAACGCAGCTCCCCTATAGCCCTGGAACTCAGTGGCTGTTATCCTCTCTCCATGTCTCTGTATACCTCCTTGGATACTAGCCTCAGACCCCATAGCTCTATCAAGCATAGCTGTAATATGCCCTGCATTAGCAAAGTTATTAGCTGTAACATCTTGAACCTTTAGTTGTTCTACAGCTCCAGCTACGCCTGTTCCCCAAGCCTGTTTTCTCAGACGGATTAACTTACCTGGAGCAGGGTTCCTAAAATCGTTAATGTTAATCTTTTGTGGGTCTACCACAAACATATCATTAAGAACTTTTCTTACATTAGCAAAGTGAGAATTATACTCAAAGTCAATAGCCTTTTGAAGACCGTAGCTCATCTCAACTCTTGATATTGGAGATATACTATACCCATCAAACTCTGGTGCACATACAACTACTGGGAACATCCCATGGTCAAGGTCAAGAGGACTAGCCGCAACAATCACCTGGTCTCCAGCCAGTGCAAACATCCACTTTTCAGGCATTGTATGTTGACCTATTCCCCATTCTTTAGGAATTAAGTCCACATACATATAGATTACATCAATCTTATGAGTTGTTGGGGAGCTATATTGAGTACCAGTAGATACCCCATACCTGTCTCTACTACTCCCCTCCTCGGTTACTAGTGTACTCTTTCCTCCTATAAACTCAAGATACTTTCCATTAAAGAAAGTAACTGGGTCTATAGTTTCCTGCCTAAGTAGGTTCATTCTGCTGTCTGAGCGAATCCAGCCAACATACTCAGAATGCTGGACATCTTGAATGGCTCTACCAACATCTGGAAGGTAATTATAAGGGTCAATATTATAAAGTTCACTTCCTTCATATGTAACTACCTGTTCTCTAATTATCTCAGAGCCTGTAGATATATACTCTCCAGTTAGAGAATTGAAGCCAGTTTGCCTGGATTTCCTTCTCCAACCAGTTCTTTGAGTCCATACAGGAGTGCACACACCAAAACCATAGGCATTTGAATCCCTTAGCATTGTATGAATCTGAAGACCCATCAGACTTCTATTAGCCTGTAAATCAATTAGTTTCTCCATCAACATAGCGCCGATGACATCCTCACTTCCTCCCATACCAGTATAGCGAAAGATTGGACTTTCAAGAAAGGCTGCAACTTGGTATGCTAAGATAGTCTCAAGCGCCGCATAGGAAAGAGGCACTACTATAGATACAGGCTTTCTACTATCCTTTTTTTGAAGGGCCTCCTCATAATCATCTATAGGAATATATGCCGTTAAAGTCTGGTCTATGTCTCTCCAGCTATCATATCTAGCAGACATAGCTGAGCGACTTTCCTGTGCTCTTACAAGAATCTCACCCTTGAGTTTCTCATGGAGGTCACTACCAGGTTTTAGATTCATTCCGATAGGATACTTATATCTAAAGTCGCTGTCTCGGAGTGACCTAGCTCCTCTTGTTTGCTCTGGATATGGATTAATAGAGATTGGCATCTTTTCTCCTATACCATGCTACAAAGATCAAGAGCCGGCTCATTCTCCAGCTCATCATATTCTTCTTCTGTTGTTTCAGGGTCTGTTGAGGATGTAAAATATCTTTCACCCTCCTCAAGCACAAATAGCATACCAGATAAAGCATCTATAGCATCCCAGTGCGCTGGGCGAGGCCACATCTTAAGATAATCAATAAGTTTCCTACAAGCTTGTCTATTATGAAAAACATGACCGTTTCGATACAGTGGAATTAAACCAGCACTTCTTTTCGGGCCTGTCTTAGGTTGTCTTTCTTTAACTTCCACTATTATATAGTGTCTACCTCTTTTACCCATTTCATTCTGCAATGGCTGGAGAATATACTCATTAAGAGACGTCACTAGAGGAGCCATAATAAGAGCATTGGTTCTCTCAGCCATTGCAAACATTTCTGCATAGAGGTCGTCAGGGCGCATCTGCTTATCAACTACATCCCTAATATACCATCTGTTCTTGATAGTATCAACCCCTACAGCAACGACCGCTGTTCGAGCACTTCCAGTTTTCATAGTCTTAGCTGGGTCACATAAGATAGCTGTGATTACATTACTATCCTTATTCAGCTCATTTTCTGATACCATATCATTATAGTACTGGATATTACTGAATACCGGGTCAACCGTAGGAACTGGAATATTCCTGTGTTCCCTAAAGAAGGAATCAAGCATACCAGCTGCATCATACTCGTCATGTAGGTTTTGGCATTGAGCATCAGACATATACTCAGGCCAGTTACTCTTGCAATCATCATCACAGAGCTCGAAGCGAAGCTTAGTCCAATCCTTAAACTGGTCAGGAGCAAGAAGATTAGAAAGAAGCGAATCCTCATGGAGAACAGTACCAACTACAACTATTCTCCAGTTTTGACTATAATCAACGCTGTTCTTTAAAGCGCTCATGAACCATCTCTTTAACTTCTCCCTTCTATCCTCAGACTCAACAGCCTCGTCATCATCTATATCATCAACAATGAAGAGGTCAGGTCTATGGTCTCTGAAAAGCCTACCTCGAATCTGCTGCCCTGCACCACGTGGTAGTACCTTGATTCCGCTGTCGGTGACCCACTCAAGGGTGCTAAAAGCACCTTGCTCATCTCCAATAGACCTGGAACGAATAGGACCAAAGATGTTTGTGATGTCTTCATTTGTAAGTAACTCACTTTTCAAATTCTCAGAGAACTCAATAGCGCTGGCTCCAGTTGCACTAATAGGTACAATATAGTTCCTATCTCGAAATAGAATATTTTTAGCTGGATAAGCCTTGTTAATAATTGAAGTCTTTCCCCATCCCCTCGGAAGTGCTATCACAAGCTTCTGTATACTATCATCATCAAGAGCCTTAAAGACCTGCTTATGAGCATTAGAGAATTCTCTCGTAAAGGTCTTAGGCATGAAAACCTTACAGAAATATTCAGTATCTGTGTAGGCTCGGAGAAGAATATCTTCCATCTCCTTGTCTACTCCCTCAGGGATGTATGGATTAGATAACATAAGCAATACTTTCTTAAACTCTGCCCAAAATTTGGGCAGAG